TATGTAGTCTTTTGAGAATTAGCTATAGAGCTAGTGTAACATCTTACTGGTAACTTTATGACCATTAAACATCTCATCAATCTCATCAATCTTTTCAGCGTGTTCTTCTCTATCCATATCTTCAGCAACCTGCATGATATGTTCCATTTCTTCAGGAGATAGAGGTGCTTTTTGAAGCTTCTTATTTACTTTACTTTTTATAACTTCATAATAATGTGCTAACTCTTGAGAGCATAATGTTATAACCATTACCTTTTCTCTTGAAATATTAAAAGATGTTTCATTACAAAAAGGTATCCATGGCGTCAATGTTGAATCTTCTTTTACACCATAGTCAGTCATACGATTAACCGAACATAACTGTAAAGGGCTTTCAATTCGTAGAAAGTTTCCATCTACTATAATTGAACCAACCAATAGGGTACCATCAACTAATTTAACCATACGATAATCTGTTAGGTGTGTAGGTTCGTGTTTTAGTTTTATATCAATTTCCATACTACTATTTATTAGTCCTTTAACTCTATGTTATGAATCTCATACTCGAACTCTTCCTCGGTATAAATGTTTATTCTTTCTTGAAAGTGTTTTAGTGTAAAGTTTTCTTTAGACTTATAAGTTAGGTCATCAGATATATCATATAGTGTAGCATTAATTTTGTTATCACCTAATCGTAAACCACGACCAATAGATTGTAGATTTCTTATTCTACTTTTAGATGGGCTTGCAAATATAATATTGTGTAAGTTTTTAATATTAATGCCAGTAGAAAATGTACCATAACTTGCAACAATGATAGCATCATTTTCATTCTCTACAATTGCTCTTGCTCTTTCTCTTTCTTCTGTTTCAACACCACCAAATATATAAAATATCTTACGACCTTCAGCTGCCTTTTCTTGTATTATCTCATGTAAATTCTTACCATGTTTCTCTACTAATTGAAACAATACTAAAGTATTACCTTTGAGTTTAATTGCTAGATTACGAATAAATGTTTGTCTTGATTTACTTGTAACTAGATAGTCTATTTCATCTTGATACTTACCACTGGCAACCATCTTAGCATTAGCTTGAGTATGTTTGAGAATTAAACATCTTACAACCAAATTACTTAGTTGTTGTTTGTCCATAAGTTTCTTTGTTGATGTAACTTTATTTACAGCACCAAACAATCCTTCTAATACTAACTTATGAGTATGAGCACCGTCAAGTGTACCTGTCAGACCAATACGATATTTACAATCGGTAAGTTTAGTCATAATCTCAGTTAATGATTTTGATTTAAATAGATGAGCCTCATCACCAAACACTACAGCAAACTGCTCAAAGTATTCTTTAGGTAGTTTATATAAACTTTGCCATGTTGATATGAGAACTTTTTTGGTTGTTTGATTAGAGTAACCACTATACAATCTATGACAATTTTTTTCTACATTCCAACCATATGATTTAAAATCAGTATACATTTGTTCTACTAATGATGTTGTAGGTACAATTAATAAACACCTATTGTTTTCTTCGTCTTTAATTAGATGTGAATAGTATCGTATAAGAGCATATATAATGAAAGATTTACCTGAGGCAGTAGGACTTAGTAACAAGGCTCTATTAAATTTTAAACTGTGATATATGGCATCTATTTGATAATCTCTTGCCTCAAATGACTGACCTAAACTATTAGAAAACTTTGTAACAACATCTTTGTCAACCTTGTTATCCATGTCAACATCTTTACCACAAACAATATAGTATCCTCGTTCTTCGGCAAACGCTTTAATGTAAGGAAATAATCCAAAGTAAATTTCTTTGGTCTTTTGTGAGAATAATCTTATTTTACCATCCCACATTCGATTACGAAATGCAGGCATAAATTTATAACCGGGAACATAAAAGGTAAAAAATTCTGATATCTCTCGTTGGATATTTGGGTCAGCGTCAACAGTAATATATACTTCATTCTTCTTCTCTATGATAAGAGTTTCCACTATATTGCGCCACTAGTAAACTTCTTCCACTCAATGGCGTTCTTAATTAAAAATGTTCGATTGTTTATACTTCTTAAAACTTGTTCAAGATACTTAACTACCTGATTAAGATAGGCTGCCTTTTGATCTGCTCGTTGTAAATCTTCATCTGAATCCATATAAATGTGAACATCAGATTTAAGTATTTTGAGGTCAAATGGTTTTTCTTTATATACACTAGGGTCTGATTTACCTGTGTAGTATTCCCACTTCTGCCTAACGAGAACCTTATGTTCGTATTCAGCCTTCTTTAATAATAAAGAAAACTTATTAAAATGTTGTAGATATTTATTGTGTAATAGAGGTATCTTAATTGATTCTGTATCTAGTTCTGTATCATCTAGTTTAAAATCTCTATCAACTGCTTGTTGTAATTCTTCTAATGTCATAATCTATTATATCACCTTTTGGGTGATTTGTCAAGGGTTAACTAGTGGAAATCTGCACCATATCGTAGTACATATAACTAAAACTTGCTGTACATTGTAAGTAATCAACATCACTTGCTTTAATATCATATGATAAACTACCAATAGATGTTGGATAAACATTTTGAAATCGTATCTCTGTTTTAGCAATATTTTTACTATTCAATACTATCAAAGTAGCATCTGAATATATACCGCCTTCAGCAAGAGGTTTCGGTGTTGCAACACCTGGCACAGAAGCGCCTGCTGTTGAACCTGGAAATCTATCTGAGCCTGTTGCTTGTAGAGTTTTAAATTGAGTATGATCTTGTGGAAAACCTAGTCCTTTTATCCAATCATGTAACTCTTTATAGTTATTTAAATTTTCATCTACAAGAAATGATATATCTAAACTACCAAAGGTTATTTTATCACCCGGTACAGGATAATCTTTTAGTGGTGTTGCTACTGTAGCTTCACCCAAATTCATACTTGGTATGTTTGCTGTTTGTATAAAAAATTCTACTTCAGGAAGTTTAGCAATTTTAAATCTAAACTGAATAGGACTTGCATAGTCCATCTTTGAAGGTTGCCTTAAATTTACATTTACATCTGTCATACTACTATTTATAAGAGTTTTTTAAAATAAAAAGGGGCGTTTAAACGCCCCCACTATAACTTACTTTACATTCTTATTTTCAACAAACTCGTATAATTCTTCCGCCTTTGCCTTAATATCTGCAACAGAATAAGTTTTCGGTTGAAGTGTTTTTAAAAGCTCAACAGTAGCAGTTCCTTGCTCTTTAGCAAGTTCCCAGGTTTGTTGGTTTATAGACTCACCTCTAAAAGATTGCTCATTCATATAAGTTTGAGCCATTTCTAAAAGTTTAAATCTTAATTCAAATGGATTTGACATAATTTTCTCCTGTGTGTGTTATGTGTGTGTAAATTATTTTACTTAACTATATATAAGACTATTCTGGTAACTTACCTTCTATGCCTTCAACATAAAAATTCATACCTGCAAGCATGCCATCGTCTGCTACTTGTCCTTCTGGTATCACTAATTCTCCTGCTTGGTTATAGATTGGTCCTTCAAAAGAATGAATCTTACCATCTCTCAAATCGTTCTCTAATGCGATTGCTTCAAATTTAGTTTCAGGTGACATATTGGTATACTTTGCCATCTTCACCATATCTTTGTCTAATCCCCACCATGTGTCTGTACTATCCCAAGTACCGTCTGCAACTGCTTTCGCTCTTGCAACATAGTAAGAACCCCAATCATCAATAATTGCTGTCAGTTGAGCATTAGGACAAAACTTAAACTGGTCACTTGCTTGACCAAATGCTTTAACTCCTGCCTTTTCAGCCACCTGACATGGTGCATATGTATCTGTATGTTGAACGATAATATCAGCACCTTGATTGATTAAAGTACTAGCAGCATCTGCTTCTTTACCTGGATCATACCAAGTAAATGCCCAAATAATTTTTAATTCAATATTTGGATTTACTTTATTTGCTGCTAAATAGAACGCATTAATACCTCTTATAACTTCGGGTATAGGAAACGAAGCAATATAACCAATTATATTTGTCTTTGTTTCTTTACCTGCAATATGTCCTATGATGGTACGACCTTCATAAAATCTTGCTGAGTATGTTGAAATATTATCAGTTCTTTTATATCCTGTAGCATGTTCAAACTTTACATCTGGATAGTCTTTTGCAACCTCCAGAGTTTGATCCATGTAATTAAAGGATGTTGTAAATATTAAATCATGTCCTGATTCTGCTAGACTTCTTATTGCTCTCACAGCGTCTGCATTTTCTGGAACATTTTCAATATAAGTGGTTGTATATCCCAAATCATTCTCAATGTCTTGTCGACCTTGGTCATGTTGATATGTCCATCCATGGTCACCTGGTGGACCTATATAAATGAAACCTATTTTGGGGGATTTTGCTTGTAGTGGGAATGCTAAAATACTTGAAAGCACTACAGCTATCAAGTAAGTCAATGTTATCTTAAACATAGTTCTCCTTTTGTGCCTCACCTGCACAGTAAAGTCATCTATTCATAAGTTATGACATTGATATTTATAAAACCAAAAAAAGGGGTCATAAAGACCCCCTTTTTCTTCTATAAAAGTAAAATTACATAATGTTTGTAACTTTAACTCTACGATAATAAAGATTTCTATCGCCAGCAGCAGGTGTTGAAACATCAACATTGCCATCAGCATCACTAGTTGCGAAAGGATTAGCAACCATACCGTAACGAGTTTTAAACCCGATTTTAGGTTGGAAACTATCTTGTCCAACCGCTCTTACCATTTGTAATGGAACGTATGGGCAATAAAATAATCCTGAATCATAAGGTGAAGTACCTTTATAACCACAAACATAAAATTGAGAAGCACTAACATTCGCAGAATATGGATCAACATACACTTTGAATTTACCATTAAGAATACCAGCAAAAGTATTACCAGTATCATCAACGTTTAAGTTAGTTGCTAACGCAGGAGCGTAATCTAATACACCAGCCATTTGAAGAGCAGAAGCTACATCAGCAGAACATAGTATTATATTACCTTTACCTCTACGAGTTTGTTGACCAATAGCATTGGCATCTCTCTCTAATTGGTAAAGAAGTCCTTTGAATTTCTCTACTGACCAACGACCATTTGAGTCTGTGTCAAGGTCAAATATACCTGCAGTAGTAGTGTTCACTTGAGCACCAGCTTTTGCAGTTATGTAGATAGTTCTAACAACCTCACGGTTAATCTCAGCAAGAATCTCAGTTGATAAGATGTTAGCAAGTTCTGTTTCAGCGTCTAAACCGTGGATTGCTTTTAAGTCTTGAGCAAGTTCCATAGTATATTCTGCTTTAAGAGCTCTTGATTTTGCAGTTACAGTAACTTTATCGATAGAGAAAGCCATTTCAGCAAACTCATCAGTTCCGTCACCTAGTGTTTCTGCTTGAGCGGTAGACATACCAGAACCAGTTAAATAAGAACCGGCAGATGGACTATCGTTCAATGTTGCAGGGTTAGTTCCTGTTTGAGCATCAGGCGAACCTGTGTTTTTAGCAAGATCCCTAGCAGATACATCAGTATCAGCTTCGTTAAATAACGCTTCTCCTGCAATAGCAAGGTCAGTTGAAACGAATTTTGCTTTCATTGCAAAGATTAGTCCAGTTGGACCAGTCATTGGTTGAACGCCACAAATATCGTAAGCGATTAGGTTTGGCATAGCTCTACGAACTAGTGAAATTAAGACCGGGTCAAAATTATCAACATTAGCAACAGCATTAACTGGCGCTGCTTCTGACATAAAGCTTCTATCTTCTCTAACTGCTTTTTCTTGATTTTCAAGAATAACAGTCGTAACAGCTCTCTTATAAGAATCTTCGATTTTTGGTAAATCTGGATGCTCTAGGACTGGCTGCCACTTCTCTTGTAAATTTTCAGTAAGATACATTTTATCTCTCCTATTAATTGTTAATTAGTGTCACCCTTAAAG